AAGTACCCAACAGCGTTCCGCAAACTAACAGTAGCCTAATTTAACTGAGTGCCTAGGGTTGCTCCCGATCCTAGGCATCCATTAAGGGAGTAAGGAGATGACATGCCAAGCATAATTACAGCCACCGAGTTGAGATCTATACTTGGTGTGTCATCATCTTTGTATAACGACACCTATCTTGATGGAATAATTGACACAGCCGAAGGCGTAATCCTTCCAATGTTAGTTACATACAAAAGCCCAATCCAAAAAGTGTCGCTGACAGATAATGTCGCCACTTTCACTACACTAGGAATTCATGAATTTACCGAAGGACAATCAGTTGTCATCGCAGGATGCGGAAGCCCATACAACGGCACACGAACAGTCTTGGCAGACAATCTTGGACAATATACCTTTTCAGCATCGATCACTAATGCCGATTTACTCGAAGTTAATGTCATCCCATCCGGAACTGCTACCCTTTCTGGCGCATCAACTTATGTTGGAGTCCAGCCTGTTCGATCTGCAGTCTTTGCCGTTTCAGTCGAAGTCTTTCAATCAAGAATCGCAGCCGGAGGACAAATCGAAGGAGTAGATTTTACAGCCACTCCATTCCGCATGGGTCGCAGTCTTTTCAATCGTTGCGTTGGTTTATTAGGTGCATACATAGATGTTGAAAGCATGGCTCTCTAAATGCCAGCATCAACAATTCTTTCATCTGTTCGCACGCCATTAGCAACCGCTTTAGGAACTGTTACTGGCAGCGTTTATAGTTATGTGCCAGAATCGGTTTATCCACCAGCAGTAGTTTTTGTACCATCATCGCCGTATCTTGAAATTGACACAATTGGCAAATCATCTGTTAGATGTAAGGTCAATATGACAATTACAGCCATAGTTGCTTACAACAGCAACCCAGCATCGTTGGATAATATGGAGCAATTAGTAATGAGTATTCTGGCAGTTATCCCAGCGGGATACATTGTCGGATCAGTTGAACAACCAACAGTTCAACAAATCGGATCATCAACAATGTTGATTTCTGATATAAATGTATCAACCTATTACACACAGACAAACTAAGGAGCAAGATGCCTACGACAGTTATTACCGGTCGAGATATTACCTTCACCATTGGCGGTAATAATTTCGATGCTCAAGTTACAACCGCAACTTTAGAGTGCGAGAGAAATCGTGTTCGTTACGAAACTTTGGATGGAGCATCATTCAAGGTTATTGATGACAACTGGACATTCAACATCAGCATGCTTGCTGATTGGGGTGCTACCGGATCACTTTGTGAGATCCTATGGGGCGTTGCTGAATCAGCACCAAACACAGGCATTTCAACAGTATTCACGGCAGCATCAGGCGCATCATTTACATTCCAGATTCTGCCAAACTTTCCATCAGCAGGTGGAACAGCACCAGAAGCACAAACACTTGATTTGAGTTTCCAAGTTATTGGAACACCAGCAGAATCATTTAGTTAATAAGAAATCGGGAGCAAAATGAAACTAAATATAACAATTGAATACAACTCAGGCGAGCAAGCCACTTATGTAGCCCAACCGCCTGAGTGGGCAAAATGGGAAAAGCAGACAGGAAATACCATTGGTCAAGCATCCGAAAAGTTGGGCATTTGGGATCTTATGTTTCTTGCTTATCATGCACATAAGCGAGAACTTGGTGCATCCAAACCCATCAAGCCAATGGATATTTGGATGGAAACTGTTGCCGATGTAATAGTCGGTGATGCCGACCCAAAAGCCACCCAGCAGGAAGCCTAAGTAGATTATTGGTTGAATTGGCAATAGCCACACAAATACCAATGAGCGAATGGGTTGAAGCAGAGGATATTTTAACAGCGATCGAGATATTGGAGAAACGGAATGGCAACTAGCACCGAACCTCTAATAGTCTATGACAAAAGGGAACTTGCCTCATTTGCTAAAGTAATTAGAAACATGAGCGATATTGCCGTTCAAGAAACTAAACGCAGAGTTGGCGAGTTAGCAGAAAAAGAGTTAGCCGAAATACGCAGAATTGCCTCATCAAGAGGCAAGGTGGCTGATCGTGTTGCTCAGGGCGGTAAAGTTAAAAAGTCCTCATTGCTTGGTGAGATATCTTTTGGTTTTGCTTCACAAAGATTTTCAGGCGGTGCAACAACTCAATTTAATACTCGCAATGATGCAAAAGGTAATCGCCCGGGTATTGGTGCAGCACATGAATTTGGATCTAAGAATTATCCGCAATTTCCAAGATGGAGTGGGCCAATGCCTAAGGGTGCAGGCTCAAGAGGATATTTCATTTACCCAACAATTAGATTTTTGCAACCAACTATAATTAAAGAGTTTGAACAAATCATTTTAGACATAAGAAAAGAGTTTGCTGATGGCTAGTAATAGCAGAACTTTAACCCTTGCACTCGCAGCCGATATTGATGGCCTTAAAAAAGGCTTAGATGATGCAAACAAGGTAGTAAATAAATCAGCCGATCAGATTGCAGATTTTGGCAAAAAGGCTGCTTTGGCTTTTGCTGCTGCCGGTGCTGCCGTTGGTGCATTTGCCATATCCGCTGCCAAGGCTGCTGCTCAAGATGAATCAGCACGCAAAAAACTTGAACAGACTATTCGATCAAATACTCAGGCTACTGAGGATCAGATTGCAGCCATAGATACTTATATCACCAAGCAATCTATTGCTACTGCAACCACAGATGATATTTTAAGGCCAGCATTAGGGCGTTTAATTAGATCAACTCAAGATGTAACAAAAGCCCAAGAATTATTAAGTCTTGCTCAGGAAATATCCACAGCAACAGGAAAACCCTTAGAAGCCGTTACAAATGCTTTGGGTAAAGCCTATGACGGCAGCAATACAGCACTTGGCAAATTAGGTCTTGGTATAGATCAAACTACCCTTCGAACTAAATCATTTGATGAAATCACCAAAGAGTTAGCCAAGACTTATGATGGATTTGTTAAAAACGAAGCCACAAATGCTGAATTTAAATTTAAGCAATTAACTATTGCTTTGGATGAAACTAAAGAGCAAATTGGAGTTGCGTTGCTTCCAATTGTTAAAGAGTTTGCAGATTATTTACTTGCCACAGTTGTGCCAAATGTTCAGGCTTTGGCTGCTGGATTGACTGGAGATAATAGCGTTACAGCCGGTATTACTGATGCTACAAAAGGTGCTTATGCCTTTGGACAACAATTAAGATCAACCATAGAATTTATTATCAGCATAAAAGATGAATTATTAATACTTGGTGGGATTATTGCCACAGTATTTGTCGCCAATAAAATTATTGCTTTTGTTGCCGCAATTCAAACCTTAATTAGTGCAATGGTTGCTTTAAGAGCAGCAGCAACCGCTGCAAGCGTGGCAACTGCATTTGCAACCGGTGGAGGATCTATTGCTGCTGGTGCAGTTGCTTTGGCTGCTGCTGGTATCGCAACCGGAGTTGTAAGTAGTGCCGTTTCTGGAGGTAATGCTGCAAATACTGCATCGAAGGCTACTGCTGGTCAATTGGCTACTGGAGCAGCAAGGGCTGGCACGACAGTAAATAACATTACAGTTCAATCACCAGATGCCGAAGGATCAGCCAGAGCGGTTGCTAAGGTATTAAATCAAAGTGCATCAAGATCAACCCCACAACTTTACAATTCAGGAATAACTAGGGCTAGATAATGACAGTTTGGACACCTGACTGGAAGTTATCAGTTGCCGGCGTTGATTATGAAAACATTACCATTGCTGATATTGCTCATCAGGCTGGTCGAGATGATATCTATACTCAGCCAAACCCATCTTATTTGCAAGTTGAAGTTATGGCTTTATCTGGACAAACATTACCTTTTAACATAAATGATGGTTTGACCTTACAAGTTAGAAACAGTTCAGGAACTTTTGTTAGTTTATTTGGTGGAAACATAACAGATGTAACTGTTGAAGTGAGAAATACAGGATCAGTTGCAAATGTTATAAGTTATACCCTTTTAGCAATGGGTAGTTTGGTTAGACTTGCTAAAGAAATTTACATAGATAATTTATCTCAAGATACTGACGGAGATCAAATCTACACTTTGCTTTCATCATCATTAATGAACAGTTGGAATGAAGTGCCACCGGCGGAAACTTGGGCGGGTTATTTAGCAACAGAAACTTGGGCAAATGCTCAAAACATTGGTTTAGGTGAAATTGACCGACCTGGGCTTTACATAATGTCAAGCAGATCGGATAATCCTGACACTATTTACAACATCGCCTCACAAATTGCTGATTCAGCCCTTGGATACATGTATGAGGATAATCAGGGAAATATCGGGTATGCAGATGCCGATCACCGCCAAACTTATTTAAGTGCAAATGGCTATTTAGAATTATCTGCAAATACAGCCTTGGGTTCGGGATTAAAAACTTTGACGAAATCAGCAGATATTCGTAATGACATTTATATTAACTACGGCAACAATTTTAACAATCAAGCATCCGCTACAGATGCTGCTTCAATTGCTTTATATGGATACAAAGGTGAAACTATTAATTCATCAATTCATGACGGATCAAATGCTCAAGAAATCGCTGATCGATATATTGATTTGAGAGCGTATCCTTATGCTACATTTGACAGCATTACTTTCCCAATTACTAACTCAGAACTTGATGATTCAGATCGAAATGCTTTGTTGGGCATATTTATGGGTCAGCCTATCCATATTGTAGATTTGCCAACCCAAATCAATAATGGGGCATTTGAAGGCTATGTTGAAGGTTGGCGTTGGAGTACTCGATTTAATGAACTGTTTTTGACCATCAATTTGTCGCCTGTCAATTTTAGTCAAGTGGCAATGCGTTGGAATACTGTGCCGGTTACTGAGGCATGGAATACAGTTGGCAATACTTTAACATGGGAATACGCTACAATCGTAGCCTGATAATAGGAGAAAAATGGCAAATACAACGAATTTCGGATGGGAAACCCCAGACGATACAGACTTAGTTAAGGATGGCGCATTAGCCATTCGAACCCTTGCTAATGCAATTGATACATCTTTGGCTGATCTTGAAGGTGGCACAACTGGTCAAGTATTAGCAAAAAACTCAAACACCGACATGGATTTTATTTGGGTTGCTCAAGATGATAGCAATGCAATTCAAAATGCAATTATTGATGCAAAAGGTGATTTAATTGTTGGAACTGCTGCTGACACGCCAGCAAGATTGGCGAGTAGTGCAAGCAATGGAAATGTTTTAACAGTTGATACTTCAACCGCTACTGGACTTAAATGGGCTGCACCTGCTGGTGGTGGCAAAGTCTTACAGGTTTTGCAACAAGTTTACACAACAGAAACCACTAATTCTACTACTACTATGGCCGATACTGGTATGGCTCAAAGCATCACTCCATCTTCAGCATCTAGTAAAGTTTTAATTATGGCATTTACAAATTGGGAAAAAACTGGAGCAAGTGGCGATAATGGTGTTCGTTTTCAGATAGTAAGAGATGCTACTACAGTTCATGATACATACATTGTAGGATATCAGGGTCAGGCGCAGCGTTTATTAGGAACTCATACCCAAATTTATCTTGATTCTCCAAATACAACTTCCGCAATAACCTATAAATTACAGTTTCGTAATTTTCATAATGGGGCTGCTGTAATTACAACTAATGGCGGTTTGCCATCAACATTTATAGTAATGGAGATAGGAGCATAAAATGGCAAGAGGTACAGAAGTTTTACAAATGTTATTACCTGATGGTGGCTGGTATTTATCAGGTAATGATTATGAAGGCATACAATTTTTAGAGTGTGAGCCAATTACCAAAGCAGAATTTGAAGCAGGTTTTGCTCAATATGATGCTTGGAAGGCTGAGCAAGATGCAATTAAAGCAGCAGCCAAAACAGCAGCACAGGCTAAACTTGCAGCCCTTGGTTTAACTGTTGAGGATTTACAAGCACTCGGTTTGTAATGAAGCCTTGGTTATCTAAAGCAGCAGTTCAGTTGCGTGAGCAAATAGATGATTCCTTCCCAGAGCGTTTGCGCAAATCTGATGGGTGGATTGGTGATGCTAGACATAGCCTCAGAAAAAGCGATCACACACCGGATGCAACAGGATGCGTGCGAGCAATTGATATTGACGCTCGGCTTTCTGACAACAAAGGGATTTCAACATATTTGGCAGATCAAATTCGATCATACGGGAAAGCCAATGGTCGCATCAGTTATGTAATCCACCAAGAGAAAATTGCTTCACCTATTCTTGGTTGGCGTTGGCGTAAATACAAAGGCATCAATAAACACAATCACCATATACATGTAAGTTTCAAAAAAGATCAAGATAAGAATTCAGATTTCTTTCATATCCCACTACTAGGAGGCAACGCATGAAACTATCAAACAAACACAAGGCAGCAATTAAATCATATATGAGAGCGGTTGCTGCTTCAGGAATTACTGTTGCACTCGCTATCGTGGCAGATATTCATCCAGCCTACGCAACCTTGCTTGGAGCGATTGTTGCACCTATCGCTAAGGCACTTGATCCAAAGTCTGGCACCGAGGCTGATTACGGAATCAATGCGAAATGACAGCCAATGAATGGGTTGGTATAGCCGTTGGCGTATGCGCCGTATCAACAAGTTTATTCATGGGTCTGCGCTGGGTTATTAAATCCTATTTAGCAGAATTAAAACCAAACTCGGGAACAAGTATGAAGGATCAAATTACTCGACTTGAACAGCGTGTCGATGATCTATTTGTTTTAATCAGTAAGCGATAATTTTTGTTATGGCGAACACACGCAAACCATCGAAACGCAAAAAGATCAATAGGCGTATCGTTCGCCAAACTCCTGAGCCATTAACAAAGATAGATCAGCATTACATGGCTTTGCATGAATGCTACAAAGCAGCCAGAAAAGCAGGATTCACACCTGAGCACGCTTTTTGGTTAATGACTGAACATAAGACTTTCCCTGATTGGATTGTGGGCGATGGTGGGATAATCCCATCCATAGATCCAACTGACGATGAGGATGACGATTAATTAAAGCCAACCGAAGGTACTTGATAACGCCTGATTTGCAGATTCCACTACACCACCCAAAGGCAGTATCTAATCTTATTAAAATGAGCAAACACGAAAAGTTTGATTTTGTGTTAAATGTTGGTGATGAACTAGATATGACTTCTCAAAGCCGTTGGGTAAAAGGCACCAAGACAGAATTTGCTGAAACACTTCATGATGAAAGATCAATTGCTCAAGACATCCTTTTTGACCTAGGCACAACTGACATTATTAGATCAAACCACACCGATCGATTATTTACTACATTGCTAAAAGGCGCACCATCACTATTAGGATTGCCTGAATTGGTATTTGAAAAATTTATGGCTTACTCAGATTTAGGCATTAGATTCCATAAAAGAGCCTATGAGTTTGAGCGTGGGTTTTTCTTGGCTCATGGCGATGAAGGGGTTATGTCCAAGCATGCCGGTATAACTGCCCTAAATCTTGCCAAAAAGTGGGGTAATAGCGTTGTTTGTGGCCATACCCATAGGCAGGGTGCTACAAGGCACCAAACTGGCTTAAACGGCCGTTATTCAACGATTTGGGGTATCGAGGCAGGTCAT